AGTAGTTCGCTACTTGTTCTACTAGATAATCATGAGCTAAATTACTATTTCTATCTTTGTAGAATGCAAAGACTAAAGTATCACCATCTTGATAGTCAATATCCGTAATAAAATTAGACTCATCCATACCATGAACCAATAAACTAAATGAATAGCTATTAGTGAGTACATAGACTTTATTATTGTAAATTACTGTAGATAAAGATTTTCTAAATTTAGAATCAATAGCACTAAAAGGCTTAGATTCCCATTTAACATCAAGCAAGTATGCTTTACCTGTCCTTACGTTATATACATAACCTAATTTCTCAGAATAAATATTCATAGTATCTAAATTGGTAGCTACTTTACTGACGTAGGCTCTCATTGTACTATCTATCTTATTTACATCAAGATTATTTACAGTTTCTACTTTATTAGTGTCATAGCATACATTTCTATGAGATTTAAGATTTACTGCATAAATTAAGAAATTATCAAAACTTTTAATAGTATCTATACTATAATTAATAGTCTTAGTTAAAGAAAGAACACCATCACTTAAAGTAATAGTATATTCACCAGAATCAATAAATTTAAAAGTGTTAATATAGTAACCATACTTAGAAATAGTATACTTATCAGCACTAACAATATTATTATAATCAGTACTGTTCTCTCTATTTAATGTGTAATTACTAACAGTCGCACCATTTAACTGTACTTTAATACTAGATAAAGAGTTGCTAGATATAAACTTATTAGGACTTTTAGCGTCTTGAAATAAATATCTATTAACAATTAAATCTTTTTCAGTAGGTGTCCCACTAAAAAGTATAGGTAATAAACCAACATTTTTAAGATAATCTGCATCTAATGTCGCACCACTACTAGGTGGATTATAGTTATTAATAGAACTGATTACATCAGAATCACTAGTTGTAGAAGTAATAATCCCTTTACCAGTTAATGCAGATTTAACACCTAACTTAAACTGAGTCAAAGATTGATTATCAGTTTGTAATGTTTGCTTTTCAGACTCTAAAGCTTGATTGCTAACATTTAACGATTGCACAGTACTCTCTAATGAATTATTGCTCTCATGTAAAGTTTGATTATCGGATTTTAGCGTTTTGTATTTAGTAATAAACTTATCTAACTCATTAACAATATCTTCAACTATCATATAGTCAACCCCCTACAATTTACTGTTAATTTCTTTCAACTTATTTAAGACATCAGTAAACATTTTGTCTACCTCAGATGCTCTATAAATAACTTTACCCTCTTTATTTTCACCTACACCATCTAACTCTCTTGTAGATAACATGGTTCTAGATACACCTTTATCATCAAACCATGTTACCCTTGTGCCAACTAAAGCCATCGGTGATTTTTGATTACCAACTTCAGTACCATTGCCACTAGAACATTTAATTAAATTTCTAAATGCACCAGTTGTATCTGTACCATACAAAGGTATGTTATTAGGTAAAGATAAGTTATCTTTTGTAGCTATATTATCTATGAAGTACATATTAGAGTAATGACAGTAAATATCTACCTGAGAGTTATTATTAACTGCCATATAGATGTTCTCATCTTTTACAGCAAAGTCCTCTACCTCTAAACCACTTAATGTTTCTAAGAACTGAATTCCAACAGATGACTTATTCACCAAATAATCAGTAGCAAAAACTACCTGTCCCTTATAAAATAAAGCACCATTGGAATCATTATTCTTAGAATTTACAGTCACTGTCTCAGACTTAGTTTTAGTGAAACTAGCATCATAATACTCTAAGTTACGTGATGAATTGTCAACACCAGGAACAATAGATACATAAGTATCAGTCTCATCATCATAAGCTAAATTGAAAGCCTTACCTGATATAGTCTTAGTTGTATCAATACTTAAATCAGGATTTAAGTATGTAATCTGATTCACATTTACTGCACCATTAGTTACAATAATCTTATCTAACTTACTATTATAAGTTAATGTATTGCAATGACCTAATCTATTCTTATCTGTATACTGAACAGTCTTAGTCCTAGAAAAGTCTGTAGAATTTAAGTTATATAATACTTGTGTGTTATTGTCAGAACTAATACATGCTAACACAAACTCCCTAGTCTTACTATTATAAGTAAAACCCTGACATTGATTAATAGGTGCATTTAGTTTGAGTGTAGCAACTTTCTTAATATTTCTAACATCCTTAACTATGAAAGGAGATAGGTTAGGTAAAGTTATTCTACCGATTTTAACTCTTGCCATCTACTTAATCTCCCTCCAAAACCCTATAATATCAAAAATATATCTTTTATTATTGCCCTGTACACCCCAACCCTTAATGTTGCGTGTATTAGGTTCTACATAAATACTGTTATTGTTAACATCTACAGCTGTCTCTAATAATCTTGTAGGTACAGGAGCATTAGATGGCAGTGTAGCAATAACACCACCATTACCACTATTTTGTGTCATCTTAATATCTAGGTGTAGCTTACCAAAACCACTAACAGGGCTATACTCTAAATAACCCCTTCCTGTACCAGCAGCTCCTGCCACTGCAATACCCCACACAACATCATAAATCTTAGTAGTACCATAAGCTATAGTACCAGTCTGTGTATTTGTTGTTGGTGTATTACTTACCTCAGGATATGTAATGTCAACATACACATCACCATTATTTTCTACAGTAAAGTCAAGAGTTGGAACACCACTAGAAATAGAATTTACCCTTGTCTTAATATCTTTGATATCTCTACCAACAGTCTGTGCTAATGTCTGTATATTCTGCACTAATTGTGTATTAGTATCAGCCATAAGCAATCACCCACTAACTATCTCTTGCGGTTGTATATACACTCACTAAATCCACTGTAGGGTCACCAATACCTAAATTAGCACATGCTTGCTGTTTTTGTACAGTTGATAAAGACTGTGCTTGACTATAATCTAATTTGTTAGCAACAGATGTAGTCAACGCTGTTGTAACAGTCTTATCACTATTTAAAGCTTCTTGAACTTCCTTAAATGTATCCATAGTAGCATCAGCACCATTAACAAGGTTAGTAACAGCCTCTTGAATTTTATCTGTTAACTCTTGTTTAGTTGCCATAGTACTTAAATCAACACTAGCTTTAATAGTGCCATCTGCATCTAATGTAATACCACTACCAGCTGTTAATTTGTTTTGTTTAGTATCTAGTTTAGTATTTAAACCTGCTGTAGTTGTGTAGTCACCTAACTTAGTTGTCAAAGCACTGTTTTCAACATAATCTGACAAGTCTACAGTAATCTTAGTTAAACCTGTACCAGTATCCTTATTAATTGAAATTTTACCCTCAGCAGTTAACTTATCCTGTTTAGCTTGTAACTTTGTATCAACAGCTTGCTCTGTTACAGCACCACCCTGAGCAGTAACGATATTAGCTTTAACCTCGTTGATAGCTTCAACGATTGAAGATTGATTAGTCGTAGACAAAGAGCCTAACGTACCAATTTTATCATCTGTAGTTTTTACAGATGCTTTAATATTTTTTACATCCGTACCCAACTGAGTCGCAAGATTCTGTAAATTATCCTTTAAATCTGCCATTAATTTTCACCCTTAGCCAGTAAATACAACGCTGTTAAATCAGAAATATTATCACCCTCATTAACAACAATCTTTTCTGTTGAAACTGATATCACATTTGTCTCTTCATTTAATAAGATACCATTTCCAGCAATTAACTTATCTTGTTTTTCCTTTAGCATATCTTTAACTTCATCTTTAGTAACCTTAACTCTATTAGAAGTCTCTAATGTACCATTATTAGTATTTATCCCATTATGTGAAGTGATATTAACATAATTTGAGTTGATACTAACTTTATTGAACGTACCACTAGATTTAATTACACCCTCATTCATTCTGTAAATACCTCATCACATATCTGTTTTAATACTCTGAAAGGATAAATCCGTGTGCTATAAATATTTGTATCATTCAGTAACTTATATCGAAGTTGAACATTAACAACACTAGGACTAAACATGTATGTCTCTAATTCACTTAGAGATACATACACCATGTTAGTCGTCTTATTAATTTTTACATCTTCAAGTTTTTTCTTCAGTATGGTGATACCCTGTGAGAAATATACAATTAAACTGTCTATATCCTCAACCTTAATACCCCTACCCATGCTAATTTCAAGAGTAGGGGTAGTACCTCTAAAAAAAGTATTGCTTTTCATGGAACTACCCCCTACCTTTGTAACACTACCTATATATAATTTATCAACAAACAATGATTATGAATTAAAGATTAAAACTAGTCAATCCACAACTCAGCACCATTTGTAAACCTAATCCTATCAACTGCATCTAATGGACTACCACCACCTAAAGGCTTCCAACCATCTGTGCCTGTATTATTAAGTGCTATATAAGACTTACCACCACTCACAGCTAACTGACCAACAAAATCAGGTTTAACATCTATAGACAACTTAACTAACTCAGCTTTCTTAACAAATGCATCATCTGTTTGTTTCTTAGAATAAATTGCATTTCCATAGTGTTTAGTAGATAGTAATGTATATGATGCATCGCCACCATCCCAAGTTTTAACATCTTTACCAATTAAAATCGTATTATTAGATTTGTCACCAATTTCAGTTGAGCCAGACGTACCAACTTTAGCTAAACTAATTTCTTTACCCTCAGCAGTTAAACCTAATAAAGGAGAATTATTAGCAAGTAGTAATCGATTTATTTTCATATTATTAATATGTATAGAATTGAATTTATTACGCATGCCACTAAAGATATGAACATTATGACCTTCTAATACAGCAAAATATACAACACCATTCTTAATATCAAAGTCCTCAATCTCATAAGCCTTATCAATATCAACTACTGTCTTAACATTACCAAATACATCGAACTGGAAGATAGCATGTAAACTAGCACACATAATTGTACCATTATAGAACATAGCACCATTATTGTTATAATCTTTTGTCAAGAAATCAACATCAAACTCCTTGATAACAGTAAAATTACTATCAAGAATGTATACATGTCTAATCCCTGTAGTTCTATCACCAGGCATGATAGAACAGTAGCACTTAGTAATAGGGTCATAAGCAAAATTATACTTTTTAACCTGAGATGAATCTGTATGTACACCTATAATAGAATAGTTGTTATCTAATTTAGCTAACCTAAATGGATTAGAATTAAATTCACCATTGCATACATATAGTGTATTAGTATCTTTATTGTAAGTCATAGTATTGCAATGACCTAACTTCTCTATATCACTAAAGTCTACCCTACGTTTTTGAGTGTTTAAATCGTCACCATCTAAGATATACAACACTTGATTTGTATTATCAGAATTAATAGTAGCAAGTACAAACTCATTTCTATTAGAATTATAAGCAAAACCTTGACATTGATTAACCTTATTTGTATCTAACCCTAAAGACCTAACATATTCAATATTAGTTGGTGATGTAATAAACATATCATCATTCTTAATGAAAGGAACTTTATTGTTAAAAGAACCTAACACAATAACATCTTTACACTCACCAATAAATATATTCTTAGTTAGTTTATACACACCAGGACTAATAATTAAAATCTTACCTCTAGCATCGTTAACGCACTGCTCAAACTTAGCAGTATCGTCAACAACACCATCAGCACCCATCTTATACTCTTCTGTAGCCACAATATCACTATGACCAGTCCTAAGATTAGCTAACCTAGTATCTACGATATTATCAATCTTAGAATTAATTGCCTTAGAGGATTCTTTTATCTTACCATCTACATCTTTTGCAGTAACAGTAGTAATAGCACCTAACTTCCTCTTAGCCTCATCTATATAGTTATTAACTGTATTAGATAAAGTTGAAGTTGCTTCTGTAACTTTAGTATTCACTACATTCTTAGCTTCCTCAGTAATAGATGCTACTTTAGGGTCTACCTTTTCACTAATCATCCTAGTAACAGCTGTATCAGATAATGTACTACTTAACCTACTATTAATGATAGGTGTAACTACTGTATCAACCCTCTTAGACACCTCTCTAGAAAGACTGTCATTTACAATACTAGAAACCTGTGTTGGTACTGTATTAGCAAGCTGTTTACTTACCTCAGATTCAACTTTACTAGGAACTTTAGCGTCAAGTTGTTTAGTAACCTCACTAGACATCATAGCAGGCCCCTGTAAACCTACCTCTTTCTGTACAAGCGGCCCTATAGAAGAACCTACATGAGATACTACCAAGTCATCAATCTCACTAGAAGATAATTGCCATATAGACTGTTGCGACCATTTACCACTAGAAGTAGCAGTACCACTCTCTTTACAGAACCACATAGTACACTTATCATCTGAGTTTAAGATATCTAGATTGTAAATAATATCCCCAGCTTGCCAATTCTCACCAGTATAAGGGCGTTTCTCTGTACCAATAGGATATCTATAATCATTGTAGATAAAATGTACTACATAGTCTTGAAACTTATTTCTATGTACATCGATAGTTAACTTATGAATTGGCGGATTTTCAGGTATGGTAAACTGACCACCACCAACAGTCTTTAGATAGTTAATAACGTCTTCTATCTTCTCTTTAGTAAAGTCATCATTTCCTGTGTATAAAGCCATAGGTACAGTTGGTAATGACTTTAACACATCTTCTAGTGTTAAAGTCTCACCACTTTCTGTAACTATCTCAACCATTTTATACGGAATTTTATACATCTATACCTACCTTAAAAATCAAAATTATGAACTCTAGGCCACCCAGTAACAGACATTAACTTACAATTCTCAGACCAAGACATTTCACCAATATTAGTTGAACTCATTAAGTTATCACTGAGTTTTAATTGCCAAAACAACCCATTGGAACTTACCATATAACCACCAACATTAGGATTCGACCTCTTTCCAGCCTCTATTGAGAATTTTAACTCACCAACATGGAATGAACACGGAGCCATCCAACCAAAACCATCATCAGGTACTAGCCAAAAAGTAATTATCTTATAATCTCTGAAAGGTGCTTTTAGCCTCAAATTTCGATTTTTAGCGTCATCTGGTGACCTTACCCAATCAAAAAGAAGAACATCTACTAAACCAAAATCATCAGGATAAACTGGCGAAAATTTTCTATCAGCAATGGGATTTTCCCAGTTGCCACCCCTTGTATACATCTGACCAGAGAACTGCTCAATCCACAACTGCATTGACTCTCTACTATCATTCATTGAGCAAGGCAAGTTTATTAACTGACCATACTGTGTTGGCTGATTTTTAAATGTATTCTCTGTATAGTATGAAGTGAAAACACCCAACTTATTCATTTCGGTATTAGTGTCTGGTAATGGAGCATTACCTGCCCTATTATGTAATAGAGAAAACAGCAAAGAACCATGGTTCTTCGTATCAATATACATAACCTTATTTCCACGAACCTGTACAGTATCTAAATGATTTCCATTGAAATTATCTAAGACATACCCATCGTTATACCCAAAAGACGTGAAATTAAGACATAAAAAGACCTTACCATTAGATGTCTTTATAAAATCACCATAGTTATAAGATTCACCCTGTTTCCACTCTTTAACAACATCAACACCCCTATTAGCAGATAACTCTAACCAATCAGATTTATTTGTTGAACCCAAAGAAAAACCAACACGTTTATTTGCCTTATCATAAGCGAACTGACCTTCAAAATCAGGTTTATTATCTAAATTACCACTCCTATTAAAATGGTCTATAGAAGAATATCCGCCATTACCATCAGAAACATATCCAAGCTTACCACCATATTTTTGTGATAATCGTGTACCAATAACTTGACCACGTGTAACATTAGGATATGTTGGTGTTGAAGCTACATCTTGAAATCTAACCTCACCACCACCTGTTGTCTCATTAGATGTATTCTTAGTCGCTGTCCCATTAACATTAATGTCACCCTCTGTAGCATAATATACAGTAGCAACATCACTATTAATATTGTTTGAACCTACAACAGTTACAACAGAACCCTCAGCGGAACGAATACCATACCTAGTCTTACCATTAAACGTACACGTATCAATTTTAACTTTTGAACCAAAAGCATCTATATGAATCGTGTTAAATGAAGAAGTAGAAACCTCTTTATTAGAAATGTCTGTATTATCATTGATAAACGTACATTTGTAAAATAAAGCAGTTGCGTTTGTTACACTAGCATTAATAAAGCTACCTAATTTACTAACAACTGTAGGTGTATACATACTACCAACTTTAAATGTAATATTCTCAAATGTAACATTATCACACATTGTTACGTAAATAGGTGGTAGATATACAGTTAAAGTCCCACTATTAATAAACCGAACTTTACCTCTCAAACCAATAAAGTTAAGCAATGTTGCAGTACCAGTATTTGGATTTATGAAATTATAGTGTTTGATATCACCAGTATAATCCCCAGGAGCAATATTAACACATACCTCTTTCATATAACCCATATGTGCAACCCTAATAGCATCAGATAAATATTTAAAAGGTTTATCTTTATCACCTGTGCTATCATTTCCACTATAATTACAATCTACAAAGATATGCCCACTAGGGTCTGGTGTTAAATATGCACAATTATCTGGATAACCAATCTCTAACTTTTTATTATAAACTACATTATCATGTAATGAACTATATGAAATATGTATATCCTCTTTCTGATTAGCTAAGAAATATACATTTGAACCCATATCAAACAAGAAAGACTGATAATTAAATCTAGGAGTTGATTCTACTAACTGCCATTTATTAGCAGTGATAATAGCATCTTTAGGTCTTAACTTCCTAAAGGATAGTGGCATTGTTGCTATTGAATGATGATTAGACTTTAATAAATCAATATTAGACGGAAGAATATCTAAATATTCTTTCATTACCTCTTTATCAGCATCACCCTGTGCTAAGAAATTCCTACCAATATATGAAACTAATAAACAAATAGATGTATTGTTATAATTCTCATTAACCCAACTAGAATTATGTTTTGCTATAGCTGTTGTATCATTATTATGGAATAGCAACTTAGCACCATGAAAATCAACCTCACCAGTAGGTGCTGAACTAAAAGGAATACTTCTAGCCTGTGCAGTATTTTTATGCTCATCATATACAGACTTCAATGCTGTATAAGGCATACCATACGCACCACTAATACCACTAGGATATTTAGTTACATCCTGTACATAAACCTTACCAACTAAACCATCGTTCATTAAACGAATAGCGTTACCATAATGGTCTCTATGCCAATGAGTGATAAGCAAGAACTCAAATTTAGTAATTCTATTTTCTTGCATAGCACGTTTAATCGAATTATAACCACCATCGCCTGTTGATTTTGAGAACGTATCAATCATGAACCAATACTTCTTATCAATACCAACAAATGTACACTCACCTACATCATGAACACTAGCATCACCACCATTTTGATTAGAACCGAACATAGGGTAAATAACATCTAATGACTTCTCAGCTGACAATTCATCTAACTTAGATTTAATATTTTTAACTAACTCTTTTAAATCATCAATATTTAAAGTTGTTAAGATGTACTCACTGCTACCAATTAAGTCTTTTAACTTTTTATCTAAAGCAGTAACACTTGTATTTACTTTTTCATACTCACTTTTTAATCTTGTCAAATCAGTAACAAGACTTGCAGTTGAATTATTTGTATACAATGAATGAGTTTGTTGTAAAGAAGAATATAACTCAACAAGCCTTGATTCTAAATTTCTAGCAGAATCATACTGCTCTTTAGCATTAGCTACCACAGAACTAATATCTTGTAGGTATTGATGTAAATCATTCTTAATAACATTAGATTTAATCGTAACAATACGAACGTCATCAGTTGCTTTTCTATCAAATAATAACTCAATCTCTGTAGGTGAGTTTTCTCGATAATCCCTATCTTTCCACTGCAACACACCATTACAATATACAAATACTTGATTGCTATTATATGGTGTATTTAATGTAATGACCTTATTATCACTACCACTAAAGTTTTCAACCTGATACTTATCACCCAGAGATAGTATGATATCTCGAAGAATATTGAACTGTTCATCATAAATCTTCCATATCTCTCTAAAGGAGTAACCATTCCCATTTATTTTCTTAAAAGGTTTAATTTCCACTAACTACTACCTCTCTTATACCTTTAACTCATTAATAGCACCAGTAATTGTCTTACTAGTTGTCCTTAATGCATCATTACCAACTAATGTATCTATCCTATCAACTGTACGTGATAATCTATCAACTGTACTAGACAATGTATTTACAGTAGTAGATAATGTATTTACAAAGTCAGAAATTGATTCTAATGCTACAATACTCTTATCTAACCGATTAACAGCATCAACGACATTCTTTGAATTCCTAACTGTTATATTACCACTACCCATTTTATCATTAATAGACTTTAACTCTTCTTTAGTTGCTATCTTTGAAACACTAGAAAAAGAACCATCTCTATTTGTCTCAAACACAACATTCATAGTATGATTTATTCTTGTATCTACAGAAACCATCTGAGTCTCAACCTGTTGTACCCTATCTGGTAAAGGAGCGATACTCATACTAGCTAAGTCTTTAATCTCTGTATAGGTCTGACCAAAACATGCTCTAGTTAGATAATTAGAAACCTTTTCTAAAGTCCTAACATCTGTAACACTAGCCACACCCTGTGTACTAGCTAACTCTTTTAAGTAGCTAGATGCTAATGATTTTACTAAATCACCAGCAATATTATTAAAGTCACTCTTTAAGATGAAAAGAGTATTACTTTCTGTTTTTGTATACACATCATCATCAGCCTTTGACTGATTGATAAATGTAATAGGATTATCTTTGAATACACCCTTTAATATTTCAGCAATTACTTTTATCTTATCAATAGAGTATTTACCAAAAATGTCGGGCCCCCAAAGTTCCTCACCATCTTCTGATTCTATTCTTGTTGACATACTATATAGCCTCACCCATGATACTATGTGCTATCCTAGAGAAATATTGATTATTAAAGATATAATCACCGATATCCCTCAAAAAACAGAAAGTATCATTATCTCTTCCCTCTAACTTAAAGTGCTTAACACCATTATCTATTAATAAATTAATCTCGGATTCAGACATTGAAACACCCAACAAGGGAAAACGCTCTCTAACATCTAAACACCATGTATTAATTGTATCTAATTTATCTTTCTCTAATGAGCAATCCTCACCACTGAGTAATTTTTTGCTTAAATCTACCTGAGCAATATAATGTTCGCCAGCCTTAGGACAATCAGGGAAACACCTATGATTAGTTATAAACTCAACTCTATCAATATGTTTTAACCCATGAATTATATTAGCATCATTCCATTTATTAGGATTTACTACCACAATATCAAATAAATCAAACAACCTATTATAATAATCTACATTATCCTTACCTAACCCAACTTCAACAGACGGCTTAACTTGTGATGAAATTAATTCTAAAGAGTTGTAATTATTGTAGATGTATTCACCTAACAACTCAGATGTCAAAATAATACCATTCATTCTAACACCATATTTTTGATTGTTATCCTCTAAATGTTGCATAAGTTGATTAGAAACGCTATCTTTTAATTCATCCTTAGTTACGTACATAGAAGAAAATGTCAACCTACAACCAACACCTAACTGATTATATCTATCAATAATCTTGAAAGCATCTTCCATTGATGCATCTTTAGGTGTAACCCTACCACCAACTAAAACAGTTGGTATAGTACCAAATACGTATTTAATAGGATTGACTAACCCTAATTCTTTCATAACAATAAATAACTTTTGTATATAATCATCATGTGAATATAATGCACCTATGTTCCAATCAATGTTGTCAGAATTGTATCGTTTTAAAACACCCATTATTTGTTGTCCTCTTTTGTATCTTTTAACTCTTCTCGTATAGATGATAACTCACTAGATAAACTCTCTATCATCTGCATTGCTTTATTTAAAGTATCAGTTGTTACTGCTAAATCCTCTTTAGCCCTAGCCAACTCTAACCTAGCATCATAATTCTTTTGCTCTTCCTCTGTCTTCTTAAACATCGTACAGAACATTCTTTGTACTCTTTCAGGCATATTAAACCTCCACTCTATCCTATGTAATAAAAATATAGAGATGTAGCAATAACCACATCTCTATACTATCAATACTATATATACTTGAAATCTTAAACTAAAATTATAGATTAAGTCCTATATTCTTTTTCTTTAAAGATACAAGCAAGCTTTTTAACTCTAGGACGATTAAATGCCTGTGTAGTATTTAAGTCAATTCTAATCTTGAAGAACTTAGAACCCCTAGATACATTATTAGTAACCATACTATTAATCTTATTAATATTCCATGTATACTGTTTAAACTCCTCATCTACATTTGTAATAGAATCCAAAGATACAGTTTTAACAGTATTACCACTAATATTAACAGTAGTATTATCAGTTGCTAATTTTACCCAATCACCATCTTCTTTATCCATATAAAATACTTCCATAGATGTATTTTGTGGTAAAGCGGCTTGATAGCTAATCTTCAATGCTTGATAAGGGTTAGCGAAGTTTGTCTCATCAATAGATTTAGAAATATATGTAGATTGTTTACTATCTAAGAATGTACGTAAAGCAACCCTATCTCTAGCAATAAATGGTGAAGTACTAAAATCAGTTGTAATTTCAGCCTTTAAGTCAATATTCCTAGCATATGACTGTAAATCCCTAAATACCAAAGTATCGATACTTAACCAATCAGATGGAACCTCACCAGCACCTGTTTTAGTGAAACGATAGAACCATTTCAAACCTGTTCTACTAGAAGATACGTCTTTACTATCACTATCGCTATCAACTTCATAAGAAGCATCCAACATAACACCAGTAATATCAGTTAAAGGTACGTTATTAAATACAATCTCACCATTACCTGTATATTGAGTACGATATAATTTAAACATCAAATCAGTACCTTGATGTGCTGTCCATGTACTAGCATTAGAAGAACTGAATAACACACCTGTAGCATAAGGGTTAACAACTAATTGCTCATTCTTACCTAAAAATTTATCACCCATATTAGCTACATACATTTCATAGTCATTACTATCAGAAAGTACTACAAAACAATAGTATTGTTTAGCGTAGCAATATACAGGCTGATTCAATACTACCTCAGTAGCTACAGGAACATTCTTATCTGTAGGAATTTTAACATCTTTAGGGTCAATAACTACCTCAGCATAAACTTTTTCACCAGGATAGCCATTAACCATATTACGAATTTGTAATACAGCAGGTCTTGTAGAAGATTTTTTAGCGAAGTATAAATCTAACTTAACTAAGTTCCTATCATATACATTATCCATAATAAATGATTGTGCTAATGGGTCATTAGCATACAAGTTATCAACTTCAACCAACACTTTATAATGTTGTGTAACAGCAGTTGTATTTGTAACAGTTGTTGTTAAGATAGTACCATTAGCGGTATAGTTAGCTGTACCTGTATGAACCTCACCATTAGAATTTGTAGCTTGCATTTGAAAAGCTACAGTACCACAAGGAGTTTTATCTGGTACGGTGAATTTACATGTTACAGTACCATTACCATCTGCATTAACTGTTGTATATGTTTTACCCTCAACAACATAAGACGTACCTGTTGTGCTTGTGCCTGTAGAAGTTAAACTAATAGGTCTACCATTAAATAAACCTCTAATATTTCTAGCGTTCGGCCCAAAAGCAAAACCTTTAACTTTTACATCCTTAACACGCATATACTCATATACTGACTTAGCTACTGATTCAGAAACACTATTAGAAGTTGTAACCTCACCCTTAGTTGTTGTTTCCTTACGTTCAGTACGCATATAACCCCTAAGATTTTTAGTAGCATTTCTAGACCAATAACCATGACTATATACTTTAGTTGTTGTATCGTATTTAACATCCTCAACAGTATTAAATACATTAATTTTATTCGTATTAACCCAATTATCAATAGCAGGGTCTAACTCAATCTTACAAAGCGGCCCATAACTAGCATAAGGGTTAACATTCATAGTACCTGTAGCATATGTTTGACTAACAGCTAACACATTTTGATATGGTGCAGAAATAATATTACCAAATGTAGCATAACTATCACTTGACCTATCATCAATCGTCATATCAACACTACCAATAGTTGCAGATGTTGTCAACTCACCTCTATCAAAGTCAATACAAGCTGTATAGGATAATCTACTAGCTGTATCTGTATATGTTAAATCTGACTTATTGATATTTTCAAAGCTATCAGTAAAGTAACCAGATAGACTTGATAAATCCTCACCAGCCTCAATACTGCGTTCCATATCTAATGATGCAATGCTATCCTCTAACTTATTAATCCTTCTCATCATAAGTAATAAGTTATCTTGTGTTAACCTAACACCATCATAGTTTGTCACACTAGATAATTTTGTACCACTTGTATTTGTACCTAAAGCATCAGTAGGATATACGTCAACATAACCCAACTCTAAATATGCAGATGAACCATTATAAGGAATAATTAAATCTTCAACCCTATCAGGAGTACCCTCAATAACACTCAAATAACCATCACTATCCAATAGAATTAAATCACGTCTAGCTAATGTGAAGTTATATGTAAAGTACATCAAAGAGTTTTCTGTAGGTTTACTACCATTGTCTAGCAATACAATGTATGAACCATCAACTGTATTTTCAACCCTAAAATCTGTACCCTCACGCATAGAATAGTTGAAAATATAGTCAACATAATATGTAGTACCTTGAACAGGCTCAGTAGCACCATCACCTGTTAAAGACCAATCCACTTGGTCTGAATACAAAGAATAATCCCTACCAGCAACATATACAGTTTCTTTATTGTTTTGTGCGTTTTTAGTGTATACACTAACAATACTTTGTACAGGTGTATTATTTAAAGCCTCTTGACCACCTTTAACATTACCCCTAAACTTACGTTCGCCTGTTACAAGAACACTAGCAGTAAAGTTTTGAATTGATGCTACCGGTGAATTAGAAAGCTTATATTTACGAATTGAAGATTTAAAATAGTGAGATTCACTTGTAACTACCCTAGTAGATTTTGATTTATTCAATAAAATACTACTCATAGCTGGCTTAGTTACGTCATAACCACGAATATAAGCCTTACCAGCACTCACATACAACCGAATCTTGTCACCTTCATCTTCAGTAACAGACTGTAGGTCTAACCCATCTACTTTATAGTTACCATTTTCATCATATGTACGTTTAGCAAGTACATCATTTAAAATGGAATAGTTATCTGTTTTAGCCTCTTTTACTACAACTCCATCATTTAAGCTATATACTACAGCAGAATAATCGCCCAAAGCACTAGAATCACTAATAACTGAGAAAGCTACAACTTGTTTTAAGCGATTAGCACCAACTTGATTGTAGTTCTCAGCATTTTGGGCAGGGTCACGTAAAGAACTATCTTGTGTAGCAGTAACAACACTAGTAACTAATGTAGCTACAACTCTCTCTTTACCAACACCTGTGATGGCTAATTTAACTTCTTCTGTGTTACGAATTAAACCACCTAAATAAATCCTACCAGCACCAATAGTGATAAAGTTATTAGCAATATTTACTTCGCAACCACTAATGACAAACCCATCTTTATACAAGGAATCGCCAATACGTGATAAATAATCCTCTTGAATAGACTGAATTTCATTAAACTCAGATGCCTGTTCTGCCCTACCAGGGATAGCTAAAACTCTAGTATACCCTGCTTTCCGATGCTCTGAATTTACGTCATCATACCTATCATAATAAGGACTTTGTGAAACAACGCTCATCGAATTCTCCTAACATTATAATTAAAACTCTAAGATAATTTTCAATTTTTCCCTAACATCACTATCACGATATACAGGCTTCCTAAAGTCAATTACCTCTAATAAACCTTTATCTGATACTTGATTAGGTAGAAGATTGTACACATTACCTTGAACAGAACCAGCTTTCTTTAAACCAGTGTAAATACCAACCTGACGATATGGTTTATCTGTTGGTAACTCATCATAAGACAACTCAGTTGAGATGTATACCCACCTAGCACCCTCTGTTACAGCATCTGTAGGTGAAACGATTCGCCAATTCACACCACGATATTCCAAAGAACCATTATCATCTTGAACTACCATAGCTTTAAACTCAGCTTTTTTAAAACCAACAATCTCTTTCATGTCATCTGTATTTTTAGGTACAGGTGGATTATTCTCATAATCTCTTGCTGTATCAAAATTATCAATATCACTAGCACTCCACGGAGTAGATTTACCAATAGCGAAGTAAATGTCATCTTTATTGTAAAAATCTAATGCCCTAGAAACATGTGCCTTTAACGTACAAATAGCCAAAACTATGTTCCCCCATTAAATATATTTTCTATATACTAAAATAAATTATACTATTATATATTACTTGAACACCTAAGAAATACTACTAAATGAAGTATGTGTAAACTCTAATCTAACAGGTAAATCTTTGTCTGTATTTAATTCAACACCATGAGAATAAAACTCATCTCTATAATCCCACTCATGTAAATCAGCTACATCATCAACTGAATATAAAGAATCACTAGGTAAAATAGGCTCTGCTTCAACAAAAGCATCAATAACACTAGTAGTTATACCACTCATCTTACCATGCTTAGACCTTATAGACGAATTCTCACTACGTATTGCAGTTAGACGTACCTCTTTATGTACGTCTAAGTCTAAACTGTTATTATAAACACTATTAATATCACGTGTAATAGAGTCAATACCCTTATTATTATAAGTATCTAAATACTCACCAGTATCAGCCTTTTTATAACTACTATCTGTTAAACTATCATTCCCATCAACAGAAAACTTATGCGTTAACACAGAAATAGGTAACGTAGAACATGCCATATTCATAATATATTCGTTATTTGTAATATTAGTCAAATGACCACTATGATATCTACGACCTCTAGTCTCACTATGAATAAGGATATCCCACAATTCTTCCATATCAACTAACATATCTATCTCATAAGTGAAATCTATGTCAGTATCCCTATCATATGGTGGATTTTCTTCAAACACATTCTTAGGATATATCCTCATTTTCTTGTAGAAAGATAATTCATTAAAAGAACCTATCTCTAAATTATCTATCCCATCATTAGGAAAGAATGATGACTCAATCTGAAATATATACTTCCTACCAGCAGGTGTTACCTCATAAATCCTACGCTTTACTTCTTTAGTTAAATTAGGAACAGACAATAATATAATACCAGGCATATATGTTTTTCCATCTTCAAATACATGTGTACTTGAAAACTTAGATATGCTATGCCTAAAGATTTTATCACGTGGCAACTCAAATGTAGCAGACTGTGATGGCTGATAATAACCAGGAATCCATAAGTCACCACCAACCCAACCAACATTATCACCCCACGTTGCGGCGTCTATAATTGATTTTTTAGAACCCCTCTGCTCCCAAATGTTAAACATACGCATTGAAAGTTCTCTATTGAAATCATTCTTAGCTAAATGCTGATAAGTATAATTATTAAAAGCACCCAAAGACTGTAGAAACTTCATAGGTACTTTATCATTATTAATTAATGAGGTGAAATTCCGTATGTTCTCTTCATTAATATCAAACTGTTGTGTTAACAAGTAGAAGAAAACTAAGAAACTTTCATTCTCTCTATACTTCTCAGGTATTAAAGTCATGTATTTACTATTTTTTATTCTATCAATTAGCTTCATACATAACCCCTACAATTCTTCTACAACCCTAACTGTTACCTTACCCAATTTAGGGAATTGTATATTACCAACCTCAACATCTTTTTTAGGTGTTCTTACCAATACATCTTTAATATAAGGAGAATAAGCCTTAACCCTAGATGTCATAAGTGAATAAGATATGTCTCTACCAAAAGACATATTCTCAGCACGATATGTCATATACAAGTATGATGCTATCTCAGACCTAAGCCTTTCTCTAGCTGTCTCATTATCTAGAGATAATACAACGTCAACATCAATATTAAAGTCAACACTCTCAACCTCTAATACATGAACAGTCACATCAGCAATAGCCTTAGACATTAATTCTTTCTTTAACTTTTCTCGTGTTAACTCACCTAAAGACTCACCCAAAGTATTAACTGCCCACACCTTAACAATATAAGGCTCTGTAACATAATCTGAATACTTCCAATCTTTAACTACAGCTTGAAACACATAAGGCTGTTCATATACTGCCGTCTCAAAATCCTCTAAAGTAATATACCTATCCATTGTGATAGCATTACGTCTAGCAAGAACTTTCATATTTTGTAAATCAGCACTACTAGGTGAGTTTGATGCATCATATGATTTTGTTGTATTATATATCCTTTGTACATCTTGTATATTCATATTAATAGTATCTATCACATCCATATCGATAATACCATTAATACCATTTGTTGTTACAAAATTAATATCTAAACTCTCTCCATCTTCAATTAACTGTAGAAAGTTTACAGACATTAAAACATATACCTGACCATCACTATCAACATGTACAGAATACCATCTGCCACCCTCGTATTTTAGTAATGCATCATTACACTCTTTCCATACGTTACCATGTTGTACTATTTCAACAGAACCATCTGAAACATTCTTGTATCCCAAATAGATACGTCTTGAAATATCGCCATCAACATTCTTATTACTAGTGAAATCATCCTTAGACCACGTGATAGACCTTGCCACACCTTCCATAACAGGAATATCAATGTAATCAAACTGACCACTACGTGTAATTGTATCTTTAGCTACAAAGTTTACAATACTAGAATTAATGCTACTCGTGAAAGAGGTATACTTAGGTATAGTAATCTCTCTATCATCATTATTAACAAATACAATCCTTACCTTACACTCAGATGATTTTGCTAATGGTATTCTATAATTCATAGAACGTAATAATGCTCGTACATTTTTATCTTGAACAGCTGTATCTAAATATGTCTCAAAAGCCTGTGCATCAAGATAAAAGTTTTGCATATCTTGTACACCAGCCATTAACTCAATAAGTGTAATACCTAAGTCAGATTCATTAAAATCTGTCCACTTATCTGTCAACTTAGGTATAGCGTTAATCAATTCTTTACGAATACTAACAATATCCCTATTTGTATAAGACAATGTGTTATTACTATTAGCCAAAAACTAACCCCCCTTTCTAGTATGATGTAGTACTAACAGCACCACCAAATTCATACATATCTACACCATCAATCGTCCTATTGAATGGATATACATATGAACCTATGATATTACTATTAGCTAACCTATATGTTATATGTACTGGAACAATATTTGAATCTTCCCAATTATTACCAATACTAACGTCTTCTACAACAATCCTCTTTTCCCAATTCCCTAAAGCTTCCTTAACATAAATAGAAACTAGGTCATGTGCTACAAATCTATTTTGCTCAAATACAACTAAATGTAATCGACTACCAAATTCAGGTAGAAAGAACCTCTCCCCAACCCTTGTAGATAGTATAGTGTAGATACTTTCATTAATCTTATCCTCACCACTAATTACATTTGTTATACCCTTACCATCTCGTAAATTCTGTTTAAATGTTTTTGATAGGGATAATCCACTACCAGCTATTGTATCTTTAAATTCATCGTTATAATAAAAAGCCATATTATCACCTATACCCCTCCCATTAATATATAATTAATTCATATAGTGAAATTAACACAAAAAATAGCGTACACATATATAAAAACGTGTACGCTATTTTAAGGATTGTATTATGTTATATAATCGAAAGGAGCGGGGAGTTCTATCGGAGAACTCCCCATAGTTAAGAAAAATGAAAAGAAAAACTTAACTACAAACAAATTATAACATAAAAATATATGTATGTAAATACCTACTCTATAATCTTGATACTACCTGCTTGCATCCGAATACTGTTAGAATTAACCTTAAATGAACTAGACTTAACATTAACACTATCAGCTTTCATAGTGATAGAATCCGATAATGTAATAGTGGCTCCACTTGCTTTTAACACAATATCACCACTATCAGGTATAACTTGAATACCTCTACCACCCTCATAGCCTATATCAATCTTACCATCATGTATCTTAACTAATACATTATTTTCACCCTCCATGAGAATAAATTCTTTACCCTCAGCAGAAGAAATCTTAAACTTCTGGTCATTAGCATCTTCGATACCTACTGAGTTTGTCTTTTCATCTGTATCAAAATATAACATAGAGCCGTGGCGTGATTTATAAATCATCTTATGTGTAGGTGACTCACGTTGAGATTCCAAAGGAACTTCATTAGCACCAACTACACCACTCCAAACACCAGTAGTCTTATCACTACCATATCTCTTTTCCAGTGTAGAATCAGTTCCAAATACAGAACCCAAATATACAGGTTTATTTGAATCCATATCCTCGAACATCACCCATACATACTCACCTATCTCAGGTACAATAAATGAACCATAATTGTAACCACCACCAATAGAGGAGCAATAAGATGCCCACGGAAGTGATTCTGTAGCTGTGCCTCCACTAGCGACTGTTCTATGTATCATAGGTACACGTACTTGTACTCTACCAATCCCCAAAGGGTCTACATTATTTTCTACCCTAGCACGAAATATACCACCCAACTCTGTAGGTGCTTGCAAGCTACCATAAAAGTCATTACTATTTATAGCCATAGAGTATTAACCCCTGTAACCACCATTATCTTTAGCACCTCCTGGATTAGCATCATTCCACTCAGTACCATCCATCTGAATATCAATGTGGTCTCCCTCAAAGTTCATACCTAAACCTAAAGACCTACCAAATTCAATGAATTCATAGCAGATACTACCAGGAGTGTTATCATCATTAATCAACCAACCACCAGATAACCCCTCAGGACCGAACCAATCATTAACGTCCATCTTCCAACCATTAGCATGACTATGTGGCCCACTAGCATGCTCACCATTTGTACCAGCAGTACATACTAATTTTTTATCTGTCCTATCAAAGAACCACTTACCTAAATCATCTAAAGCATTAGGTACACCTGCGATACATCCTTCAATAGATACGCTATCATTCTGCTTAACCCAATATTTACCATCAGAATCATGAATTTTATTTTCGTCCAATTTCTTAGCACCTTCACCTTTCAATTTCTTCTTAGCTTGGTCACTATTTTTCTGTAAATCTAAACTCGTAGTAAACATACCATCTGAAATAGTATCTGTAATACCTTGAATATGATAGATGCCACTTGTATGATGTAAAAAACCAAATTTAGTATATACAGCAATTTTTATATGACCATTAAACTTAACTTTAGTGTTGCCCATTATTTCTAGACTAGCGCCATATACTGAACTAAAGTACCTAGACCACATACTAGCGGCAGATGACTCTAAATTCTTAAACGAAGAACCACTCATGCCTAGAACAACACCAACACCAGTAGAACTATCTGCCCTATCTTTATAAGCATCGCTGGCTAAACTACCACCAATACCCTCAATAGTACATTCTAGCATCTCATTCCTAACTGAATCAATACTCAAAGCGTTTGTAGGTACTTTATCTGTAGCAATCTTATCAGACTCAAACTCAGGAGAGAAACTAATAACCTGACTATCTCTCCTACCTGTGTAAATCTCAAACTCACCACAAATCTCCATCTTTTGCTTTTTACCACCAAAAGTAATAGAGCGTACACCTTTTTTCATTTCCTCATCGGTGATACCATCTTTACCAATATCGACCTTAGAACCATTTGTAGCATTATTTAAAGCACCATTTAAGCCTGTAACACCACTAGCAACATCTTTAGGTAAATTAGCTTTAAGAACCTCACTAGTAGAAGTATTAGATATACCTGTAGTTGATGCAATAATACCACCCAAAGAACCCTCTTTAGTTAGTTGAGGTAATCGTTCTTTAATGATACCACCTATACCATTATTAGTATCAAAAATCTTAGTTCCTATCTGACCTTTATTGACAATATCTAACATAGAACTAGCACTATCAATATATTTAGATATTTTAGACTTTTTACCCAACACATCAGACAAGTTACGAATAGCACCACTTATACTAGTAACATCTTTATTACCATTTAAAGCACTATAGATGCTTTGTGCAGTATCTACGTACTTCTGTACCTTTTCTACTTTTTCCTTACCAACAACACTTGCTAATAAGTCTTTAGCCATAAACTTAGTATCTTTAATATCAAAATACTCTTTATTCTTATAAATCTCAACTAAAGCCTTAGCAGTAGAAACATACTTATCTAATTTAGTATTATCTATCCCTAACTCTTTAGATAATAAAGATTCTATCTCTGTGTAGTCACCACTCTTAATCTTATCCCTATCTAAAGACATTACAGACGTTATTTTATCTTTAATTTTACCTATATTAGCACTTTGACTCGGCAATAATTTACCAACAATACTATCAGCTATACCACCATACAACTCTACTTTATTAGTATTCTTGTTATTTAATATCTTATCTCTATTCTCTGATATTAACTTAACAGCATCTGTGATAGTTGAAGATATTTTAGCAACATCTTTATTATCACCAAACAACTTACTAACAACACCAACATATGTATCTATTGATTTTTTATCACCTTTAACACTACCAGTGAAATTATTAACCAAATCTACATACTTTGTTACATCAGAAGAAATCTTATCCTTACCAATAACTTTAAGAAAAGCCTTTGTTATATTGTTTATATCAGGTTTTTCTTTTAAAGCTAATGCAGTAGAAACAGTTTTATTTAAATCTAACCCTAAAACATCATGATGTACTGTGTTATCTCTTACAGATAAAAGATATGTCTCATACTGTTTTAACCCAGAAATTAATTCAGCAATATCACTATTATCAGCCTCTGAAATTGCAACTGCTAGGTACTTTGTAATTGTATCTTCTAAGAAAGCATCATCACCAAATATCTCGTCATCAGAAACACTACCTTGATACGCAGAACGACTCAACATATCAGGTACGCTATGTGTAGTAAACTCTACACCATTAATAATCTTACCCTTATTAGCAACATCTCTAGTAGAAACTGTCTCAACTTGTATGTCCTTATAGTACACAATCCTACTGTACACGTCTTGCATTAATCGTTTGTTATAAGAAATGCCATCAGACTTAGTATTATTACTTTTGAGTGCTAGTAGAATTGGATTGTAGATATCAACGTAATGTAACTCCCTACACTTATTTTGCTTTACAGCACGATTAAAAGCAGAAACCTTACTATTCTTAATAGTTGACTTAGCCATGAATACTGGTAATATAGATACTACAAAGAACTGAACACCTATACTCTCAAATTCTTTTGCTAACTGATTGTAGTACTCTACATAGTTAATAATGTTATCTAAATCATTAAGACCTAACATCATATAAACCCTACTACCCAACGTAGTTAATGATTTAATCTTATCCATGTTGTCTTTTAACCACCTATAGTTAGCTTTATCATCATACACATAGACTATATCTTTATTATTAGGTACTGAATCACTTAAATCCTTAACTCTAACATCACCAACAAAGACAACTTTACCACTACCTGTAACACTAATATCATCATGATTATTAGCACCAAGTACAGGTGTTGATACACCCATGACTTTTAAATATGCATCACCACTCGTATTTCCCTGTGCATTAGCCGTAGTTGTAGACGTTGAAGTTGTATTTTCTTCCATTTTCTTGTATGTAACAACAGTCATATCACCATACATCTCATTAGGAACAAAGTATGCTTTCTCTACACCATCAACAACTTGTGTAAAATACCTATATCCAGGCTTATCTGAATCTAAAGGCTCAGACTTCTCTAACAACTCATCTGAGATAAACTCCCTCATATTCTTAGTTTCAGTCTTAAACTCTTTAGGCTTACCATCCTCACCCAAAATAGGTTTTGTTTCTACAATACGTCCAATCTCAATGCCAGCTTTTTGACACATAGCACGTACAATTTCAGATGGCTTACCACCATAAGTAGCAACATCAAATGTCATATTTAACTTTTGTGTAGAAGTAACATCAGCTTCAGCCACACAGTTCAATGTTAAAGTTAATGCTGGCCCTTCAAAGTTTAGCGTATACTTCAAAGCCTTACCAATTAAAGAAATATCTTCAATTACTTGACCTTTTCTGTTACACCAACCATATCTACATCTAACATTACCCTCTTGTTTAGCCTTAACATTCTTTTTAGTACCCTCTTTATGGTCTTTATCTTTTTTCTCATCCTCTTTTGTATAGGTATTTGACTTTTCAGCCTCTTCGTCTTTCTTTTTTTCCTCAGACTGTTTCCATTCTATATTACCTTTAGTAACATCATTACCTGTATCTTTTAATTGTTTAGCTGTTTTCCAATTCTTACCTACAGGAATAGCATTAGCTAACAATTCTTCAATACGTAAAGCTGTATCATCATACAACTCAATATCAAAAGTAGAACCGGATAAGTCTTGATTAGACTTACCCTTACGTTCTACATTCAAACTCATTACAGATTCATTGTAATCTTTATTACCAAAGTATGATATATTATGACCATCTATAGTTAAATCAATAAAAGCATATAGAGGTTGATGACCACTCAAATCTCTTGTTATTTGACTCTCTTTAAACTCACTCATATCTGAATAGCACCTGTATCATATATTGATTCAATAGCAGGTATTCTAAGAACAACACCAGCTGGTATATCTAATGGATTATCAATCCGATTCATAACTGCGATTGCCCAATACATTAAAGGTGTACCATAGAATTTATTAGATATCAAATCTAGTCTATTCTCGTAACCTTTTTCTACTGAATAATATATGTCCCTATTACTCTCTTTAATCTCTATTTTATTAGGAGACTCAATGTATGTATTCCCATCTAAATTTACTAACCTCTTTAAATTAG